CTGTACTGGTCTGATAAATAAAGATATTTATCACGCAGGTTATTCTTGAACCGCACTATTTTCTTTTCAAACTCTATAGGGTCTTTAGGGTCTGGCTGGAAAATCTTCAATAAATCGTTTGGCTTTTTTACTTTCTCCCAATTAACCTTTTCTGCATTAAATCTCATTTTTTTCTCCTTTATCCTCCCAGCCATAAAGCACCTCTTTTCCATTGAGGCAATAATCTCGGCACTATTCTATATACAGTGTCAAGGTGTATAAAATTCTTATCATAATACAATCCCATACGTACATCAGGATTGATATTTAATAAAAGCTGTTTTTTAGTGTCAATGTCGCTCCTGTCTTTACAAGCTATGTCTAGCGCCATCCCAAAGATATGAGCCGAATAAGTAACACCGCCGACTTCTTTATTATGGTCTATACATCTATACCCAGAAAGAATGGGTATTGGCTCGCCGTATCGCTCACGCAAAGTCTCGAATGTTCTAAACAACTCATCATAAATATATCTCTCTGTATCAAAAAAAGGCGGTAATCTACCACAGCATTTACATCTGTACTCGCTTTCAAGAATAAATGGTGCAATATACATTATTTCCTCTTATTTAAACAGACAATAAATGTATTGACATACTTGTCCTATCGCTTCCGCTTATAAGGTCTCTGCTAGAACCATGATTATGATATGCCTCTCCTGTTATTTCATCATTCACAGAGAAATAATAGATACCTGGATTTACATTAGTTAAAGTACCAAAAACATTACCCCATAATTGTGTTCTCTGGATTTCCGTTGTATTTTTTATCACCCTTACATAGAACTTCTTTTGGTCATCTAGCCATTTTAAAAAAGGAATTAAAATAACAAGATAATATCCCGTTACTGGAACAACATACTTGTTATTAGTTGTATCAAAATTACTACCTGGGTCGTAATCTTCAGAGTCAAATGCTATTTTTGTAAAAGTCTCGTTTTGAATCGTTTGGTCAGATGATAAATAGACCCTACATTTAGCAGTCGCTTTTGTGGTCTTGTTTGTTATATCCAAGGCTCCATCTATACCAAGCTGTGTTAAAATCTGTGCATTCGTCCTACTCTCAAGACCATCAGCGGTAGCCCTTACTATTTGGTCATCAGTTAAACCGCCGTCAGACTTAAGAATTTCACCATCAGCAGTTCCTATATCCTCTCGTTTAATAAATATATCACTTAACACTTCAGTATTCGCAGGAATCTCCCAACGACTGCCCGAAGTCCCCTGATAATAAATTTTAACTGTCGGGGCGTTTCCGCTTCCACTCACTGCGGCATAGACTTTCCCGACAATTCTTGACCCATCATCTGGGTTATAATCAGAATCTAAAACCAATGGTACTATATAGCTCGTTTTTACGTCTAAATCTAATTCATTGCTTTCTGCAGAAGTAGCCACTAAGACTTCCGAGTCATCAGATTTTCTTTCATAAAGTTTCCAATAAAGCCTTAAAGTTTTCGTCCCAGCCGTTTTTTCGGCAAAGAGAAGCCAATCATATATCCCCCTGAGTAATTTCGATGGTGCTTCGCCAACATCTGAAATCCATGTCCCAAGAAGCTGGTCATCAATTATACTCGATACTTCAGTGTAAGTTTCACCGCCGGCAGATGGCGTCAAGGAACAAACTTTATAACCAGTATCGCTATCAGTATCATCAGTCATATAATAAGTTACGCCAATAGCCGTAACCGCCCAATCTACATAACCCTTATTCACGAACTCCGTTAGCTTTGAAAAGTTATCATAAGTCTGGTCAAGAAGGGGAATACCATTTAAAACAGTCTGCGACGTGGTCTGGTCAAGAAAAAGCATGCTACCAAAATCCCGAATACGTGTAAAAGATTCCTCTATATGGTCTTGATAGTGCCTGCGTAAATAGTCCTGGACATCATCCATGCTTTGTACTACTTTCGGTGCTGTCCAGTTTTTCTGTCTTTTAATACCCATTATATCGCAAACGCCTCTCCACGTGGTAAATAATAGATAACAGCATTTATAAGTCTAAAATCAGCATCACTACTAACATGCTGTATTTTTAATTTAAAATTATCACCTGTTTCAATAAAATAAAAATCCACAAACTTATTCGTATCATCACCAGTGCCTACAGACTTGGCTCTCTGCGTCCATGTAACACCGCCGTCATTTGATATTAAACAGCGAATCGTAGTGTTTTCGCTAACATCTTTATACCATACCCTTACCTGATATATTGTCGCCCATTTACCAACCATTTCCCCATTCTGGTCAGCAAAATCCATCTGGTTCGTTTCATAAACAACATCAATGTCTTCTCCGTTATCAGAATTATAATCATCACCCTCTGCATATATTTCACCATCAAAACCGCCAAAATAATATTGGAAGTCAAGTTCCAGCGGTGAGGTAGCCTGCCCAGCCCCGCTATCAGTCAGTGTTAAAGTATCTGATACGGAATCAGAAAACGCCCCACTACTATCAACAGAGTCAGAAAGGCTTAATGTATCAGAAACAGAAGTCCCAATAGCATCACTAGAAGAATCAGTTAATACAATAGTATCTGAAACACTGCTTGATTCCGCAGACCCAGTGGTAACCTCGATTTCATTAGAATATGCACTATGCTTACCGGACGTGGAATTATAATGTCTTACTTTAAATTTATAAGTAGTATCTGCCGATAATCCAGTTACCCAGGACTGATAACCACCAGCCGATTTTTCTTGTAAATAATCACCGTCTTTATAAATTTTTGTTACACAGCTACTATTTCCATTTGTCCATACTAACTCAGTTTTGTCTGGAGATGTTTTACGAGCATACAAATCACTTGGTGCTGTCGGTAGTGTCCAGTCATCGTCTGGGTCACTTAGATTATCTCCCGTACACGGTGGAGGGTCGGTTAACCCACATATCCTATACCAATAATGTTTATTATCCTCTAATCCCGTATCGCTATAAGAAGTTGTAGAACCATTTATTCCACCGGTTATCTCATCATACGCAGTCCCGTTTTCAGACCTAAGGATATAAATAATATCATAATCATCATTATTAGTCCAGGTCAAATTAATTTGGCTATCTGAAACAGCAGTAGCAGTTAAACCAGATGGCGGCGGTGCAATAGCCATTTAGATTTCTCCTTTTCCCCCACTAGACATAACATCATTATACACAGAGTGCGACCACTCATTAGTCTTATAATTCCAGGCAAAACATCTGCGGTTTCCATCATCATCCGTAGCTAACCACCGCACTTGTTCTTTCAAAGCATGATGATATCCAAAGACACGCTTTAATTCTGTCTGGTTTACTAATTCAAAAAATTTATCTTTTATCGGCTTGCCTATAGGGGTAACATCATCTCCATAAATCGCATAAAAGTCTTTCCGCCCGACAAATACATTGGTTCCCATTACATGCACTATACTATACGGAGCGGCACAGCCAATCCCGACTTTCTCTGACCCAAAAGCAATAGGAGAGGTAGATTCCCCAGTCCTATATGCAAACACAAGAGAATCAGTCTTGTATATTACCAAATTTGCTCCGACCTTGCCTAACCCCATGATATAAAATTCTGTATCTAAAAGGTCAGCCTCTCCAGCCGTAGAATCACCCCAATCAGAAGGGTCGCCGTTTTTTGACCAGAAGATAGAAAACGGCTGTCTATTACCGCTTGTATCTTCATAATCAGCCATAATCAATCTATCAGCATATTCAATCAAATAACGGGCTTTTTTAGCATAAGTCGTATTAAGGTCAGCCGCCGCACCGCTTCCAGTCCATACCTGCACATATTCATTACCATTCGAGAAATATAAATTACTGTTCAAAATCGCCCATGACCACCGTTCATTTTCAGGCACACTATAGGCTTTGCGTATATAATAACTACCAGCACTATCAAGAGTCCCCATATAATTATCAACAAGTGTTAATTGCGTATCACTGTCTACGCTTTCAATTTCAGCCCAATCCTGCGGTTCATTGTCAGCATCTAAATCAGTATCTAAAATAAAATGGTCGCCAGCCTTCGGTGCTGTGGTATCAGACGCATCTACCCAGTCCGTCCCGACACCATCTACCTGATTCTCTGTCCCAGTAGCCACCTCGGCAGATGTGCCTCCAGTGTGCATTTTATTAATATATGACCACGTTCCGCCAGACTCAAATTTAATAGCATCCGTATCAGTTAAAAAGATGGTCGAGGTCGTCCCGTCCCTAGTCTGGTGATAAATTATCTGTTGAACATCTACATCGTCTCCTAAATCACGAACTTTTACATACCCAGCCCGTTTCCTAAAAGACCTCTTGTAAATCTCGAAGTTCTTAGACTCCCATCCAGCATATTGATACTGTTGTCCCATAGACGGTGCGTCAAGATTTAACCCATGTTCAATAGGGCGTATCACGTATTTATTATAAGCCATCGTTACCCAACGATTATTTTATAAGTACCCGTATATGTATCCCCGCTAGAGAGTGATTTTGCCGAACTCAAAACCTTACGAGCCAGCATGTCTCCGCCGCTCGATGCGTTAAATATACCAATCTCTTTAACGGTTTCAGAACCAGTTACAGTCCATTGATGAGTAAGCTGTAAAGTATCATTAGATACCGTTGTCTCTTCTTGAGTAACAGTAGCCGATGCTCGTGCTAAGCCATTCCCAGTAATAGCACTAATCAAAGCAGTCTGCGTTGCCGCAAAAGCCGTATTATCATCCCCTAACTCAAGATATGTAAACGCAGTCGGCGAATCAACATCACCTGCAAGATTGGTTATTTCAGCCCTTCCGCTGTTTGTAATGCCCATAATTATGCCCTCCTAATTTTACCTTCTGATTCATAAATTTTTGTTCCTAATAATTCCTGGCGAGTTCGTGGGAAGTTATCCATAATATACCTCACGGTTCTCATAGCGACCAAGACCTCTGTAGGATTCGCCAAAGAATCATACCATTTACCAAGTTTTTCGTTCCTGTGTATCGTTTCGGATATTTGTTCATAAAAATTTAAACTCATGTTTATTCCCAACTATTATAATCATAATATCCTGGGTGCGGTATCCGCCTGCTTTCCCTATCCAGGTCTTCTCTTTCATATACACCCAAGAGGTCGCTGACCAAATTCATGTAAAACTCGTAATATGCTTTTGCTTTATCAGGCTCACCTAACCGCATATAAGACTGATATATTGCTAAGTTTTCTAAAATATCATCCCATTCAGCCCCTATATCCGTAACGGCGTCATCACCAGATAGAACTGTCGGGCGTTTTCTATAGTAAATCTTTAACGAATAAGTGCCGTCTGGCGTAGGGAATAAATAAATATAATCACCCCTAGTTACCCAGTATCTCGGGTTTGTCCTTGTGCTTGAACTAGCCCGCCCAGTTTTTTTAATATAATCCATCCAGCTTATATTTCTGAGCTTTTTGTCTGTCGTGGTGTCATCTATAGTCTGTACAAACAAACAATCAGAAGGCTTATCTACATAGGCAACACCAACAGCCGTATCCTGACTATCTTCATTTTCAAGGTTTGGAAATATAAACTTACGCCCCAGAATCGGAGAATAATTTTTTGAGGTCAATGTCCGATAAGCAGAGTTTATCCAATTACCAAGATGATTATCCACGTCATCTCTATTACCAAGTGCTAATTTCACATTAACTTTAAACGTGCTTAAATCTCTATCTCCCAATTTAGTCCTCCTCTATTGTTACGTGTCCTAATATTTCTTCTTCCATCACTACTTTATGTCGCTCGTCTCTTAACCCATAGGCAGGTGCTTCAAGGTACACACCAGCATAAACATTAATCCCCACAGTATCTCCTACGTGATATACATCATGCTCTTTTACTTTCTCACCTACAGCTATTATTTTCCCGATACGGAACTTTTGATTTGCGTTTTCAGATAATACGACCGCCGGCACAACACCTTTTCCACCGCACCTAGAACATGTCTTAATGCCTATTTCCCCCGTGCCGTTACAAGCCTCACATTTCTTTGTCCCAGTCGAATCCTCTTTGGGACGCAGAAAAATATAAACCCTTTCACCATGAACCTGAAGTTTTAACTTCCTCATTCGATTTCCTCTAACTCATCATATTCTATGGGAAGTTCCTCCCTAAGTTCCCTAGAAAACCTAAAATAAAAACAATCTTTGCAATACCAAAGACCGTTATACTTAACCATCATACTCTTTGGATAATACCTATTGCCCTCAAGGGCACAGGCAGTCCAATCCTCGTCAAGGTTACTTATTTTTCTCGGTGCGTGCGTTCTAAACATCTCCGTTGAACCTCTTGTGTTTTTGAACCAAGCGTTTTGTTATAAAAGCCACAAAAAGCCCGACAACCGCTGTAGCAAATGAATTATATGGTGCTTGAGCATAAAATGTAGTAAATATAAACCCAGCGACCAAAAGCAACGAACCTATAAATAACGCTTTAGTGCTTCCCATTTTTACTCCTATAATATTACTAATCCAAATCTAAATTCATACCAAGACTTGCACTCCCAGGAGAATCAATGTCCTGATATTCATACGCACCAATATCTGGGTTTGCGTCTACAGGATTACCCGCATAATCCTCTGTTAACCCTACATCTGTCCCTGTATTGATACAAGGCGAGCCTACCTGAAGTGTAAAATCCCCATTAGCAGGGTCGGTCATAAGTGGGTCGGAATCAATAGAATTAGCATCTCCCCCAGAAGCAGTTTGCCAGGCCGCAAGAGTAATATACGTATCTGTGTGGTCTCTTACGGGTCTATGACTGCCTTCTTGGTTCGCATAATAATAACAATTATTATCAAAGGTTTGGTCTCCACCAACATCAGCAGTCATTTTAAGCGGTGCCGCATACGCCCCTACGATATCTTTGTCTTGATAGCAGATATTGTTCTTTATAATATTGCCACTTCCAGCCCCAAGATTAATCCCGGCAACAAAATTGTTAAAAACTACATTATTGTAAACAAGATTACTGTCGCCCCCATCACCAGTCCCAATCCATATCCCTGACCCAGCGGCAGACTCGTAACTTAAATTATAATAACATTGATTACTGTCTGAACCATTTTGGAACTGGATATTATTATCATAATTTGAATATACATTATTAAATCTAATGATATTAGAATCAGCACGGTTCAAGTAAATCCCACAATCTCCAGCTTCCGTACCGTTATTATTTACTATGTTGTACTCTACCGTTATTCCAGTTGGGCCAGCAGAAGAATACCCAATAAATATCCCTTGTCCCGTTTGAGAATATGAAGAAGTATTAGAGCTAATAGTCCCTGCGGTGATTGATGCAGTTGCCCCCCAAACCACAATATTAGAGTTATAATTATATATAGATGTACAATTTTGTATTACAAAATTATCACCATCTATAAATATTGCATCGCCATTTGCATGTTTAACGGTTAGCCCATAAACAGTAATATAATTTTTCTCATTAAAGTCTATCAGGGTTGCCCTGACCGATGCTTCAATACTTACAGCACCATCAGGGTCTTCTGTATAATAGACATAAAGAACATTAGAGTCCCAATACCAATCATTCGCAGAATCTACATCATTAAGAGATGTCTGTTTATTTCCCCTAGTCCCATCAAAAAAGACCTGGTTTGGTTCCGTGGTAAGAGTGGCTTGCCAAATATTATCCTTTGGCTCCGCATCATACACGGAAACATCATCAATATATAAATCTCCAGATGTTCCAGCATCCACTTGTACGTAAAGGCCATGCTGTAATGTCGTGACTGTTCTGTCGGCATTGCTTAATCCTGTACTATTGCGGATTTGAGTCGAGCCTATCCATGCCTTATAGAATCCTGCACTGGCATGAGCCAAATGATGTATAGTAACTTCCTGAAAGTCTGTTTTTGAGAAGGTTGTCCATGAAGAACCATCTGCCGAAATCTGATAATCACTGCCAGAACGCCTGAGTTGCAATTCCATACAACTCCCACCCTGGTTAGTAGTCCATAAGAAAAACTGGTCTCCATCAGCCATAGTAAGGGCATTAATGCTAAAATAAAATTTTTCATAAACCTCTGCTTGCGCTTCGAATGACAATCCTGCTCTCACTTGGCAATTACTTGTTCCGTCACAGGTACATTTAGTACCATAAGAACCGCTCCTTGCCGCATCACTATGTGCAACAATAACACCATTGTTACCCGTATACGTGCTATCCCAATCTGATAAATCCCCTTCTTCATTATCCACTGTTTCAAGAGAATTTGCAGAATTAGCCTCCGTCCATGTTTCTACTATATCAGCCCCATTAATAATCGGTTTCGCACCACTCCCATAAGCTCCAAAAGTAATCGGACTGCCATCAGAACCAGATGAAGGGACGGTCAACTGCTCTCGCCACTCCTCGCCACGCTTGAAAAGTATAGAGTCGCCGGCAGAAAAAGACTCCCCGTTTACTTTAGATATAGTCTTCCAAGCGTTAGCTTCGCTTAAACCGTTTTTAGCATCATCGCCCGAAGTAGCATCTACATAATAGGTCGCCATCGTTATGCCAATTCAAAAATTATCTTAACATCTGCTATCGTACCAAAAGTACAATCACTCAAATCAATATACGGCTTCATGTATGTACCGAACTCACCCTGAAAGTATTTTACCTTGTCTTGCGGCGTAGCTCCTGTGCATTTAACATCCATAATAGAAGCACCGTCAAGACTACCCTCATTGATAATTAAGCGGTCATCCTGGGCGGAAGGATGAAATGTAATGGATTTGACCCACATCCCATCTTTGAATCCGCCATTAGTGCTATAATCCCAATCATCTCCAGTACCGCTATAGGTAATTTGAACAAAGCTCCCGTTTTTTGTGCGCCATATTGCCCTCCTATGCTTTACCGCCCCAATACCCAAGGGCTTCAAGCTGTCTTCCTATTTCCTCGTTTTCTTCCGACCAATCATCAATAGTCGGTAAAAACGGCATTAACCCAAATCTATATTGATTTTTTACTTTCCTTAAATACTTTGCATCATCAACGACCATAAACCTTACAAACCATGCACATTTCGGACACTTATAAGACATCTGATTAATATTCCGTTCTTTGCCTTCATTGTCATCATTCTGCCCTACGAATATCACAGAGTGCCGTAAAGCCATTGGGCAATCACAAAAATGACATCTAATATTAAATGCTGGCTTGTGTCCTTGTGCATCATTCGTTCTTTCCCACATTGGCGTTCTAGCAAGTTTTACCCCGCCGAAATGCTTACCAGGTCTAATCGGTGCATTAGCTCTTTTAAGGGGATTAACTAAAAATTCTCTTAAAAATAAAACTGGATATGCAAATATACGATTCTTTATTAACCGCATCCTAACTAAGACGCTAAAAAGGTCTCTTTCAAATTTACTTCGTTTTCTTTTCTTCGGCGTTTCGTTTTCTTTCTTCTCGCTCACGGTTTCTCCTTTCTAGTTCATGAAAAAACTCTCTAGCCTTTAACCCATGTTCTTTAGACACAGCAACCCCATAAGTCTTTTGCCATCCGCACCGAGGACAATACATCACTACATCTATAGCATAACTATTCTTCTCTCGGTGCTTCTTTCCTAATCTGTCAAGGGAAAAGTTTAAGAGCTTAATGTCATATATATCCATATCCGCACTTTTTGCCTTTGGATTCTGTTGACAAAAAATACACTGCGGAATATGATTACAACCTAATCCAGATTCGCTTTTATCGTCTTCAAACCATATAGACATTGATTGACTATTCCTTTACTTAACCGTATATTTGTCTTCTAATAACTCATAACTCAATATATGTTCTTTAAGCCCATATTTTTCACGGGCAATCCTTTCTATTCTTTTACATTTCTCAAGCTGTTCGTCTGTCATAGAACTCATCCCGTTCTTTCGTAAGTTCTCTTCGACTTCAGATAATGTCTTACCAAACTTTGTATCAGAGTTTTTAATATAAACCATTAGAGTAAATGGGGCGG